AAATAACATTTGTCGATACAAAGGTCCTTGTATCGACAAACGCATATTTCATACATGTATATACTAGGGGCAATCACCAGCCTATAATTTTTGGTGCGAGCAAGGACGCCAGCTTTAACCCAAGGCCGGACAATGCGGCAATCGCAAGTTTGTCGGAGAAAGAATCAGACACCATTCTGGCGGCTATATTCATGACAAGAAAGATAACGCTGAATTTGATGAGGTTGGCAACTGTAGGAACGGCACCCCCGACGAGAAAGATAACAGCGGAGTATGTCATTATCAAAAAGAATGTCTCCGACACCGCCTGGCGTCCACATCCGATCGGGTTCAGCCTGCACCAGCTGGTAGTGTTGTTGAGAAAGTTGTTCTGTAAGGGGCTTCCCGCAGGGATAGGGAGAGAATACTTTTTTTCGAGTTCGTCCAAAGCCTTGTTCATTTGATATAATGTAACATTATTTTTATTACGATGTGATTATTAGTTTAAATTAAATAGTATGTATAGAGTAGTTGATTATTATGTACTCGACGAGGGTTGATAATAAAGTATACGATGAGGAGTATATTCGGTTCGCCAAGCCAGAAGAAGTTGGGATGACTAAGAAATGTTTTCAGTCAACCTCTAAACCCGTGGAAATGAGCTTTGATTTCCTGTACACGCCCCCATCGGGCACCGTCAACATCCCTCAAAAAATTGAAAAGGTAGAGGAGGGTATCATCCCTATTGGCGACAGGGGTACTGGTACAGCCAGCGAGGGGACATTTGTTCAGCTCCTTTCGAGAGGCCCCCAAGATGTGTATTTGACCTACAACCCAGAGATGAGTTTGTTCAAGCGCATATACAAAAGGTATACGAACTTCGCCGTCGAGCAGATGGAAGAGAAATTCTCGACGACTGTGCGTTTCGGTACCAAGAACACGATCACCGTGACCAAGCGCGGCGACCTCATCGGTTCTATGGTTTTGAGGGTTGTTCTCCCCAATCTGGGAATTGTAGGAGGGACGTGGAAAGATACAATGGGTTATAACATTATCGCGGGCGCGACGTTGCGGATTGGGGATACACGAGTCCAACCGCTCGAAGGACTCTGGTTAGATATTGACGACAAGCTTTTTTGTCCGGATGCCAAATATGCTGGCATAAGCAAGCTTGTAAAGAGAGGCGAGACACTGGCTACTGACCGAGAGTGGGAATTACTAGTTCCTCTGAAGTTTTTTTGCTGCAAAAACACGACTTCGAAGCAGCAGTTCATCCCCGCGTACAGCTTGGGCACTAACATAAACGTGTATGTTGACTTTACGTTCAAAACTCTCAGTTCTCTCGTGAACCTCCCTGCTAACACACAGCTCCCGGACAACGTTTCGCTGACTGCAGGACTGATCGTGGAATATACGTTTCTGGACGATGCGGAAAAGTTCAGGTTCGCCCAAACCCCCCTGAGTATAACGTTTGACAGAGTATACAGCATAGACAAAAATACGTACCTCACGACTACCAACGGACAAACCATGAATCAAACAAAGATAGATATCGACCTTAGGGAATTAAACAAGCCCGTAAAATACTTCGCAATCGTGGCGTATCCAGAGAACGACATAACAGGGTTCATGTACTATGATATATTCGAGAAGGGTACGTTTTACATAAATTCTAACCAACAGTTTTCGCCCAGATCAAGCAAGTATTTTTCAATCGTACAGAAATATATGCATTTCAGAAGATGTGACCCTACGGATAATATTCTCACGTATAGTTTTGCTTTAGATACAACGACCTTCCAGCCCAATGGCAGCCTGAACTTTGCTCCTTACACCAAATCGAAATTATCATTCGACATTTTTCCTCAAGAAATCCCGAAAAAAATTAAAGTGTTTGCTGTTACTCTGGACTTTTTGGTTTTTGAGAATGGAATGGCTCGCCTCCTTTTTGTATGATTAATCACTTGCTGCGGTTTTTCCGGCATGAAAGCTTGTCAACCACCGTTGCTTGACTTTCACGCGACTCCATAATTTTTCGCCACACTTTAGCCGCATCATCGCTGCCATACATTTCACGCAGCACCGTCATAATGTTGTCTTCCTTGAGCCCTGGCATCTTCGTCGATTGTTTGAGCATAAGCTTCACGTCACCGGCCGCTGCGACTTCATAATTATTCTTCGTCATGAACGTGTGAATGATTTCACCGAGTTCGTCTTTTTTCTGGCGTACAGCTTTGATGCTTTGCGATGCTTTGGATATTTGTTCTGTGATGTCTACATATTCTTTCACACACTCGCGAAAAAGGTCCAACTGTTGGTCTGCCATTGTAACTAGTGTATTATTACATCATTTTATTAAATTATTAACGTGTCGATATGTTAGGTTTCTGATAGTTTACTTGCAAGTACTCGTGGTGCTTGAACCACTCATCTACGGACATGAATTCGTCTGGGAGAACAAGGATCTTGTCGCTCATAGTGCCCTGCTTCGCGAGGCGGTCTGCTTCGTCATTTCCGGGATCTCCAGAATGAGCCTTCACTTTAGAAACGTACACGTGGCCGTTTCGCTCCTTGGACAACTGAAGTACGAACTTCGCCAGCTTGTCATACTTGGTCCGCTTCATCTTGGTTACGATGTTCGAGATAGAAGTCTGGCTGTCGGTGAAAACAAGTGTGTCTAGGTCGGGGTCTGCCATCGCAATGCTCGTAAAAATCGCCGAAAGTTCCAGCCTATTTATGTCCTTTGTTTCGTGGGCCCGAGCGTTGAAGGTATACACCTGATCGTTAGTATTCCTAGAGACAAACCCAACCCCTCCGCGGTTCGCCCGGATAGATGCATCCGAATATGAAATAACACGGCTTTCGCGGAGAACTATTTTTTGCGGGAAACCCCTGAGAGTGTGGATAAACATGTTTATAATAACAAAGAATACTTGGTATTAAGTTTATATAGACCGGTAGACAAATATAATATATCATTTGACCTCGGTATGGTATCTTTATTTCTTGGGCGTGAATAGTTTCTTCACATATACCTTCTTGTCCCCTTGGCGAACGTATGTGCGACCCTTAGAATCTTTTAGAACCTGGCGTTTTTTGGCATTAACCTTTCCCGTATCTTCGAAAGGACTCCTTGCCTTTCCAGATGATGCCTTTATAGGTGACGATTCCCTCGGAGATTCCTTTTTGAATTCTTTCCTGAGTCTCGGGTCAGCGTTTGGGAGATCGAATCTCGCCATTGCGCTTCCTCTACGCCGGGCCACGGGGGAAGGAGATCTTCTCGGGGCAGACCCAAATCGTTCGCGACCGGTCGAGGAGTATCTGGGAGCGGCTTTTCCAGACATCCGCGTGGGAGACGGAGACCTCCTAGGTGATGAAGACCTCCTAGAGGATGAAGACTTGGGGGAAGACCTTGGGGTCAGTGGGGATAACTGAATCAGACCGGTAGTCGGTGACCTTGCCGCAGTAGGCGACCTCGCTGCCTGAGCCGACGACGCGACGTCTACGAATACTGGCTTCCCGCATTGGAAGTTTTCCTTAGAATGGAATACGTCTTTGAAGATCTTGCAATCTACGGCCATCGCCTTCAACAACCGTTCGGTCTGCGCGACGGGGGCGTTTTTCCTGACGGCGTCGGCGAAAACATAACTGTTGATACCCGGGGGTAATTTTCCACCGGGGGGAGGACCGTTCACGGTAGACAGGTCCGCGCTTAAATTCAAGTTCAAAATTTTCTTTGCCGTTCTTTCTAGCTCAGGTAGTAGTTTTTTCGATATACCGTCGTGGGTGAAAGTTCTTGGCACGGTCGAGAAATATCTGTAAATAGACGCAAGCTTCCCGGAAGACTTTGAGTGACCACACATTCTCAGCGCGCGCCCTACGGCTTGGATATCCGCGGCAACATCGTGCAGAGGGTCCACAATGTGCACTCCGGTGAGACCGGGTGTGTCTAACCCCTGGTAGTACGTACCGGTCGCAAGGACAATCTTGATGTTGTCTCCGTTTATATTAGAAGGAGCCGCCAGCGCTTTTTTCATCGCATTGAGCTCCTTGGCTTCTACCTTTATAGTTTTCCCTTTGTATGTATACGACCCCGACTTATAGAACGCGTATCTCTTTCCAGACCCGAGCGGAGACGCACTCGGGAGGTAATTCGAATAGCCCATCGAATCAAGAACTGCCATGATAGTAAATGCAGTAGCTGCGTTGATCACATACATGTATTGCTTCCCAGGCGTGGACAGAACCCTTTTTATTACTTCGCGAAGCTTGGGCGACAGGATGCTCATCTTAGGTCCGAATCGGATAACCGCTGGAATCCCACCGGTCAAATCACGCCGCGACAGTCTCTCGATCTCGTCGGTAGAGTACAACCCGGTTATCGCCGTTTTCGTGGTGAGCGCATCTCCAGCACCGATCGCGTTTTTCATATACCCAGGGCGTTTCTCAGCCTTGAGCTGGGCGTCCGTCAGCGTCTTGATCGTCTTCAGGAACCCGGCGTAATACTTAGGGTCCATCTCAGAAAATACGTTTTGGACGTTTTTGTTTCCGTACACACTCGTGTCTCCCCGGAGTTCTACATAACTCACAAACCCTTTCAACCACTCGGGATGTTTGTTGAGATCTTCAGGACGAATCCTCGGCACGTTCAGAGGCCGCACGAAGTTGACAACGCTGAGGATATCATTCACGGTACCACCAGGGGTTCCGGTGAGCGCGAAAACGTACATATGCTTCTTGTATTTGGCATTGGTCAGCTCGGCCCTGAGCCAGTTAGCGGCTTTTATGTAATCCTCGCTGGTCCCACTCGGCTTGAAGAGAGACTGAACTTCGTCCATGATCAGCACACTTCCAATCAATTTACTCGGTTCCTTCTTGGTTTGCGTTCCGTACTTTCCCATGAGCAATGAATCTCCGTCTGGATTGGAACGACCAACCCCACCGGTCCCTTGGAACCCTAAATTAGATGCAAGCTCGGTGAAACTATACGTCTTGATTCTCCTCGACATAGGTGCGACGTTTTTCTTGTCCGCACACCAGCGTTTCAGCGCGTCTCCCGCGGTCATGGTAGAACCGAAAGCAGACACTTGTCTACCGAAGGGGGCGCGGGTAAACTCGGGAAGAGGGGTGTCTTTGAACACGAGCTTCACGTGGTCGGGATAAAACTTGAACAGGTTCTCCGTGTAGACGTGGGCGTTGTTGTCCCTGTTGTTCTCGGGGGTCGTCGCCAGGACTATGTTACGCTTCGTGCCCCAAAACGCTAGGGCAACTCCAAGTGATGTTGCAGTTTTTCCAGATCCGACGCTGTGGAAGCACAACATCCCGCGAATCCCTCCGATTTCCTTAGGAGAACGACTTGCAAGGATCCTCGCAAATTCGTAGACGGCCATTTGATGCGCCCCTATCTTGGGAATAGAGAAATCGCACTGGGGGTTGGCGCCTGCTGTGCCCTTGAATTTGCGTTTCTCGGCGATGATAGGTGCTAATCTTTTTTCAACCCCGCTTACGAAGCAATTGTCAGAAGCCCGGGGATTGAAAGTCTCTCCGACACACACAGGGGGGACAGGAGGCTTATACATCGCGATAGAGCGCTGCTGGTTTGGAGACAACCTCCGGACAAATCTTGGATCAGACACGAATTGACCAGTAATGTTCGAAGGAGAGTAGCTTTTCACATATTGCCCGTCGCTTTTTCTTGGTTCCATGTAGGACACCGTCGAAACACCGTCTTTGGAATCGACGACAGTCCCAGGGACGCGCACGGACTTATCGCTAATTCGTTTCAACGATACCTTGCCATCATCTAAAAACACCTCTATGCGCTTTCCCTTGGGGACGTTTCCCTTTACTACGACTGTTTTGATTACTACCTTGGGAACCTCCACCACACCGGGCTTCACTATCTTACCCATAACCGAGTATATAGTTGGTTCCTCGACTGCCTTGCCGGATATGGGATCGAAGTATACCTTTACGGCTTCGCCGACGGGCCTCGTCGACTTTGTATCAAATCTCTCTACGTCGGTTGCCACGAAATTAGAATTCAGAAGCGCAAATAAAGGAAACCCGCCATCAACGCTCATGGGGGTGTCTGATTTCAAACGAGCGCTGAATGACCCACTCGGTCTGGTAAACGCGACGGTCGCCTTGTCGGAGGACGCCCGGATGATTTTCCCATACGTAGACACTTTGCTCAAGGGGGATTTTGCGTTCTTCCACGGCAGGACTCCTATAATCTTCTTAGCGCGCTCGTCAAAATACACTACCACCGTCTCACCGATCGCAAATCGATAATCCTTAGGCTGTGGGATTTCTTCTCTGTCAGTCGTCTTAGCGGGCGACTTGTACGCAGGAGACTTCGCAAACCTCCGGCGGGGTTTCAACGGAATCAACCCTCCTTTCACCGGTCGGGTCACGGACATTCGTCTAGAAGACTTAGAAGACATTATAAGTAAATGATATATTATTTTTAGTGTGTAAAATTGATGAAAAAAAATTACATCGTGGTTGTAATGGCAACTATAGCTCCGAGCCCCGGGCCGTTGAGCAAGCGCTTTGGTCAGACAGTAGATGCAATAATGAGGAGAGATAACATCGAACGCTGGAACGAAAACAAGGATATCGTTATCCCTGTGGTTGAGGAAGAAACAAACGCGGAGGAAGAAACAGGAAAGGTCATCGTGGTTAACGTTCAAGAAGAAGACGTGGTTGGGGATACCGCGGACAACGTAGAAGACGTTGTAGATGAGGAAGATGACGAGGTTGTTATAATCAGCGAGACCCCCGGCAACATCGTGGTCAAAGAAGAGCCCGTCGAAGAAGAGCCCGTCGAAGAAGAGCCCGTTGAAGAAGTCATCGTGGTCGAAGAAGGCAGTGACCTTGATATCGAGGGGGGTATGATTGACGATATCGAGGTTGAGGAGAGCAGCGATAGTGCCGATGTTCGGGTTGAGGAGAGCAGCGACAGCATCGAGGTTCATGTTGACGAGAGCAGCGATATCGCGAGCGAAGCAATTACAAACGAAGAAGTCGCGGAACCCGTGGCGGAAGAAGT